TTCTTCGTGGTACTGCTGCTTCTGCGCCGGGGTCGGATTGCCGCCGGTTACCTTCTCATACTGCGCCTTCAGGTCGTCCAGCACATCCTTAACTTCGCCAGCCGCACCTTTTATTTCCTTGTACAGCTCGCAGCCTTTTTTGACTGCTGCGACCGCAGCGTTAGCCGCCGCCAGTAAGGTTAGCGGATCCACCTCACTTGTCTTGCTTGGCCTCTAGCCGATCAAAAATCTTGCCCAGCATTTCCTTCACTTCGCGCATGTCGTCGCGGTAGTCTTCACGGGTAACGTACGTGTGCGGCATAGCGCGCACGTCCACGTCCAGCCGGTCGATCGACTTGTGGATGTTGTTCAGTATCCATCCGCCGAAGAACCCCGCAATCGCTACTGCGATGTTAAATAGCACCTGCGAGTCCATTACTCGGTAGCCTCGTCTGGCGGCAGTGGTTCGTTGCCCGCGTCAACCCATGCTTTAAACTCTGGATAGTCAGCCGTGCAAGTCAAACGGCACAGACCATCGTCGTCAATGCGGGCGTAAATGACTTGACTGTCCATGTTAGTTGAATGAATTTTGTAAATCATAGTTCAGCACTCCATCCAAGGAAAGCAGAGGTATTTTCAGACCTTCCCATACAACCTTGACCAGCAACCAAAGTTGCGCCTGTGGCAAATGCCGTTCTTGCTGAATTTACTGTGCCATGAACAAAGGTTGGAGCAGATGTGCAAGCAGTGCTTATATTTAAATTCAACACACCATAGTGACCAGCCGTACCACTTTGCTCAACCGCAGATGGTGCTGCCCTCATGGTTACAGGAAACACCGTTAAAACTTGAGCTGCAGACGTTAAGTTTATATACCCAGCCCCATATTCTGTAAATTGACCGTTAGTAGCTGATATTCTGTAGTAATACCGCTGGCACAACGCCAACTCCGTACCGAACGGCCTGTAATCAAACGGTGTCGACACTATGCCTTCTTCGAGTTGTACGCCGGTGATGTAGAAGGTGGCTCCGTTGGTTCCGACGACGCTGGTTGCGCCTGTGGCTGAGTAAAAATTACTCGCCGCCCAAGCACCTGCGGTTCCCGACCTAGTTGAACCCATGCCAAGAGAGAAAATTACAGAAACACCAATCCCGTTAGTTGCACCAACCCATGTGCCGCTTGTGTCACCAGCAACGGTCACAGTTTTTTGTTCCCAAGTGTTTGCTGATGATATTGAGTAAGTGAATGGATATGAACGATCTGCCGCAGAATTTTGCAAAGAACCGCCAAACGTACCTGTTAGCGAACTACGAACCCAAAATGACAGCGTAATCGTCTGCGCGTTAGCCGTACCCCAAGCCATGTCCGCAAAGTTAAAACCTTCAATCCGTTGTTGAAGAAAGAAATAATCGCTTGATGTTACGGAGTACGCAGAAAGAGATGTTGCACCCAAATAATTCGAAAAACCAGCAGGAGGCGTAACGGAACCTGCGTTCTGTTGTACAGAATACTTTGAAGCTGCTGACAAATAACATCTCCAACGGTCAACACTATATTGCCCATCAGTCGGCGTAATGCTCGCCCCGTTATTCCGCTGGTCGATCACCATCGCACCGTTAATGATGCGATTTTTGAAGTTGTAATAGCTGTTGTACTGCCTGCTGGTGTCTGGGAACGTGATCCCGTTCGTTCCATCGATAATCATCGTCATGGCTATTTACTCATAAAGGATGTTGATAGTGCCAGCGTCGAAGGTGTCGGTGCCGTTGACTGTGGTGATGCGGACTCGGTCGAGGGTGCCGGAGAGGGCAATTGAACTACCCGCAAAACCAAGAAGTGCAGTCGTAGAGTCTGCCATTATTGAAGTTGCTGCCCAAGTATTTCCGGTTAAAAGAACGCAGGTGAAAAGACCGTTTCTCGCCATAGACGCCGATCCGACGTTATCAACCCTCATCCCTGTGCTGGAAGAAGTTGAACCAACTGCCCCGCCAGCCAAATTGCCAGAAGCCCCCAGATACCCGGAAGACACAAACCCCCCTGATGTTCCAAGCCGTATCTCAACAAGAGAAGTTCCGTTTGTGCTCACCCCGTTGAACATCACCGTAATCCGTTTAACCCACGACGGTATGCCTGTAAAGTCAATCGACGTACCAGTGGCGCTCACCGCCGTACCAGAGACAAGCGGATACAGCGTACCGGTGGTGCCTGCGACCGTGCCGGTGGCTGTGATCGTGCCAGCAAACGTGGTGTTTAGCCCCGTGCTGATCGAGATGGCGTCCGAGCCACCGATCTGGATGGCGCCTGACCCGTCGTTATTACCTTTCAACCCGATTGGCATCTCTATGCTCCTTCTAACGCTGCTTTAATTTCTTCTGGCGCAGGCGGTTGTTCTGCTAGCCAAGCTTGGTACTGCGCTTCGGCCGCCGCAATCTCTTCGGCGGTCAACTCTACTTGAGTAACTTCGCCGGTTTGAACATTCACGACAATTCTGTGCATGATTTATCCTTTATGCCCATGTACCAACGCTAGTGTTTGCACCAGATGCGCTAATTGGGTAGATCATAAAATAACTACCTGCGGCTGTGGTGTACGCACCGCCGGGTGCTGCTGATAAGGTGTACTGCGGGATAAATGTGCCGCCAGCATTAACAGACACAGTTCCGCTTAATCTAGCAATTACAAATACGTTTGCAGTTGTATACGCAGTGTTAATTGTGGTGTTAGACGCGGTTTGCACAAATAAAGCGTTGGTGGTGTTATTTATCCGCGTGACAAAACTTGTGCTGCTATCCGATCCAAGTTCTACATATGAAATATTATTTAGTGTTGCTGTACCACCAAAGCCAATACCGACAGTGTGTGAAGTTGTTCCAGCAGATTTACTTAGCGCGTATACGGCTTCAAACGCATACACCGTACCTGCTGACAGCGTCACGCCTACGCCAAACACGCTTTGCGCTGTGTTGACGTTTGCGCCTACTACACCAGAATCCAAACGGAAGAACTGAGCGCCCGGCACAACACCACGCTGTGTGCCTTGCGGCGTGGCATAAAATACTCGACCGTCGTACTCCATTGCACCAGCAATCGGTGTGGTTAAGTTAGTGCCTGCCGTAAAGTCAAGCGGCGCAACGGTTGCTGTCCCTGCTGCAAGAAGCGCTACTGCTTGCGCCGAACCTAAAGTCATCGCCGTGGTGCCGCTACCCGTGCCAGTCTTCAGTTCTAAGATGCCGGTGTTGTCGCAAGACAGCGCTAGGCCGTTCGTTGCATTACCAGCGGTAATCGTGCTTGCCATTCTATTCTCCTGTTATAACACGACGTAACGGACGCCATCCGGCACCGTGACGACAATATCCGACGTAATGTCCGTTGACGACACCGACTGCGAGGTGCCCACCGTGTACGTACCAATGCCGCCTGACCCCGTGCCCAACGCCGTGATCGTGGTGCCTGCGGTCACACCGCTACCCGCAACCACGGAGCCGACAGCCAGAAGGCCAGCGGTCACCGCTGTGATCGTCAGTGTCGTGCCCGCAATACTACCTGTACCCGCGAACGAAGCGGCAAACGTCAGTGGCCCTGTGGACATGGCATTCTTGCCTGCAGTCAGCGTGTAGCTGGTCGTGATCGTCTGATCGTTCTGGTAGAACACCTGGTTGGTGCCGCCACCAGTTGCACCCGCACCACCAATCGCACCCCAGCCCGACGAGCCGTAGCCCTCGAATTGATTGAGCGAAGTGTTGTAGCGGATCATGCCTGCGCTGGATGGCGATGGGCGATCCGACGTGGTGCCGTTCTGCAGACGCGTGGCACCAAAGCCTGAAAACGTCACGACATCGCCCGAAGCCGATAGGGTCGTAAAGGCGCCGGTGTTAGGCGCGACGTTACCAATCGGTGGCGGTGAGCCGAACGACAGAATGTCAGGTGGGACGACGATGTTGTCGACCGTGTAGAGCTGCACGTCGTTGGAATCGCAAACGACGTACTTGTACGCGAGCGTAGCCAAGAGCCAGATATCGCAACGGCCAGACGCGTCCAGAATAATCGGGTTGGTGTTAGCCGTTAAGCCCGTCTGGCTGGTGTAGGTCGCAATCGGTGTCGTCGTGCCGCCAGCGTAGGTGTAGACCTTACCCGCGACTAACGGATTACCGTTATCGTCAAAGAACTGCTGCTTGGGTGTTGGGGTTAATGAAGCCATTTATCACCTACGATTAAGATTGTTTCGGTCTGCAGGCGCTTGAGCTGCCCCTCGCGCCACAAAAGGTGCGGCGCGCTGTAGCATCTCATCGGTTACTTCTTGCCCAAAACGGCGGTTGATTGCCTTTTCTATAGACTGCGCCGCCAACGCCGGGCTAGTTAACTCGCGAGCAATTTCTAGCGCAAGTTTATCGTCCATTTTTAATGTTAAGCGTTTAACAACATTATTAAATATGGTAAGCGGTACGCTAAGCAAACTAGGCGCCGGTAGCCCCCCTTCGGCGGCGGCCTTGGTGGCAACTGCGGTTCCTTGATCGCCCGCGCCGCCCAACTGAGCCAATCTAACGTATTCTGCCTCGCGAGCCAAATCATTCCGCACAGCGTTAACTGCGCGCAGTTGTTCTGGGGATAGATTTTTGGTTATCTCAGCAATGCGCTTTTCCACCAGCATAGCGTTAGAGCCTGGTGGGAGCGGCGGCCGCAGCTTATTGCCTGTCTTATCAATCAACTCTTGAATACGCGCCAGCCGCGCAGCGTCTGCGCCGATGGCGTCAAAACCTTTGCGCAGCCCCATGCCGGCATCGTCCATAAGCGCTATTGGCCGCGCGTAGTCTTTCATAAACGCGGCGTGCTTAGTCATGTTAACGCGGCCTGTTGCAGCATCTACCACTCTTTGACGGTAAAGGTCTTCTATGCCGGCCTTGGCTACTTTGAGCGCGTTAGGATCTTTGCCAAACATCGTAATAAACTGTTCGGCTTCGCGCTCGCCTTTAGGCTGAAAATACTTGCCCACTACGTCGTCGGCCATAATTTTTGGCTCGTTCAACGAAGTCTGCTTAAACAAATTGGCGTTCATGCCAGTCTTAAAACGCGGCACGTATTCGGTACGGTAGGTTTGCACCGCTTTGGCGTACAGCGTTTTTGCCTCGTCCGACAGATTACCGCTCTTGCCGATCGCGTCGTCAATAGCCTCATGCAACTTGTACAAGTTGCGCAGAGTCATGTCGGAAGAGGGCGTTTGCGAAGTTTTAGCAGCTTGTATGTCAGCGTTAATAGCTTTTCTGATGTCGTCAAGCTGCTGCAACGTAGCTTCGGCAGGCGCCGTGGCTTCTGACGCCGGCTTAGTTATTTTGGCTGAAACTTTACCTTTGCCTAATGCTGCTTCAGGCTCACCTTTGGGCTTAAGCGCCAACAACTTACGCACTGTGTTAGGCGCTGTTTCCGGCGCAAAGTCCGACAGCTTTCGCTCTAAGATGTTTTCGGCGGTTTTGACTACGCCAGACACATCTATCTTAGAGTCGCCCGCAGCTTTATACGCGGCGTTATACGCCGGCTCGATAACGCTTGTTTTAACCAGTTTTTGTTCGGCTTTTGCTGCCTTTAGCAATGCCTCACCGGTTTCGCGTTGGCTGACATTAGTCAACGCGCTATCAATTTTATCCAGTACTTTTTTGAACGCGCCTTCTCGCAAAGATTTAACCCGCTCTTCTTGCGCTAGGCGAGCGGCGTTAGTTTGCGCGGCACTTTCGGCGTATGCAGTTGCTACCTCAGGCCGTTTGGCTAGGTTAGCTTGCATAGCAGAAAACCTAGTGCTGCCTGCTGGCGCAGCTACTTCGCCTGCGGTGGGCGCGCTACCAGGGACTATTCGCGCGGCGTCCGACCGCAGTAAGTTAATAATCTCGCGGCCTTTACCTTCTACTGCTTCAAGGTAGTTAGCGCCTTTTAGGTCGGCTAGTTTGCGACCGTAATCAAGAACTTTTCCTGCAGCAGGCATGACAACGGAAGGCAACAGCGCACCAATGGTTCCGCCTGCGGCTGTGTCATCAGGATTTATAGCTGCAGCAGATGCTGCGCCTGTAGCGCCGCCACCAACAAGTTTAGCGCCGGTCGACGCTAGCCCAGGCTCTAGACCAGTTTTAAAACCGCCCGTCTCCAAAGAAGTAGTTATTGGTGTTAAATAGCGAGCCAGTGAAGGCGCCATCTCTACCGCTTTTTTAAATGGTGCAGCTATTACGCCGCCTACAGGGGCGGTGCCGAACGCGCCGCCAGCAAAACGACCTACATCGGCGCTGCCAAACTCGCCGTATTCTTGTTCATACGCCGCTTTCTGACGATCAATTTCGGCCTGCACGGCTTTAGACGCGTTGTCAGTACTGGTTATCTTATCTACGCCTTTTGAAAGCAATAGCGCAGCGGTATCCGTAATGTCCTGAAGCCCTCGTTTAAATCCAGCGTAAGGCGCTACCATTGCGCGGCTATAGTACGCCCCCGCGCTTTCTTGGCGGGGGCCGGGCACTTCGCTTGAAGCCGTTGCAGGAGCGGGTGCTGGGGCAGACGCGGGGGTTTCAGACAAACCAATTTTGACGTTAAATTCTTCGCGCGGTATATCGGAGTAAAATTTTTTGTGCAGCGCGTCTGCCAACGCTGCATCTGACATGTCAGCATATTGCGGGTATTGCGTGCGGATTTCAGCAAGCGTGGCCATTATCGAATTCCTAGCGGGTCTGGGGCGTTCGTAGCTCCGCCAGTTTTATATTCGTACGTCATGTCATACGCTTCGCGAGTACGTTGTTTGGCGCCGCGAACTGATTCGGCGGCATCTTTAAGTGCTTTTGCCAAATCTTCTTTATCTTGCACGCGGCCAATTGCAGCAAACGCATCGCGCAAATACTGACCTTCTTGGTTTGACACGTTGCCCAAAGCGCCGCCGGTCGGTGACGACGCGCGCATGGCTTGCAGTTCGGCAAAACCGCCGCGCGCAATGATTGAGTTGTACAGCTCCAACGCTGCCCGCGCGGCTCTAGTAACGCCTGGCGTGCGCCCGTACAAAACGCCAGAAATGCCCGACAAACCAGGATGGTTAGCCAACTTTTCCAAATCTTTAGCTAACGATTCCGACTTAGTCTCAAATGTTTTAATTGCTGCTGTTGCTTGCGGATATTTTGCTTCACGCGCTTGCTTTTCTTTAGCCGACAGTTGTACGCCTACGGGTTCTTTTACGCCTTGGCCGATTGCGCGTCCAGTTCTAGCATCAAGCACCACGGTTTTAGTCGGGTCTTTAGGGTCAACTACAGTGACGGGCGTAACGGGCGCCGGCGCATTAACTACTACTTTATTTGCTACGGCTACCTGTCTCTTAAAGTCTAAGAAAGAACCCGTATACCCCGCATCTTTTGCTCGACGGTATTCACGTTCTGTTTCAGATTCGCGCGACTGATCAACAAACTCAGCGAAAGTGCCTTTAAACCCATCTTCTTTGGCGGCGGCGTAGTTTTTCTGCATTTCCGACGGCGAAAACTCTTTCGGCGCGGCAAACAGCTCTTCACCAGCAGGCGACACCAGTCGGTTGCCAACGACTATTGGTTTAGATTTCTCACGAGCAATTTCAGCCATCTTTTCTGCCGACACGCCGCTTGCCTGCATCCGCCATTCCCTAGGGTCTCTGTTAAAAGCGTTTGCGTTGCTCTCTAACGCGACTTCAAGAGGTTGAATTTGTTCAAGGATAGGTTTTAGGTCAGGGTCATTGTATGCTGCTTGTACGTATTGATAGACGCCGCCTTCGGAATCAATATTAGGCACAATAGACTTAAAAAGGCTAAATTTGCGCTCAAAATTTTTGAATTTGCGCTCATCTATTTTTTCTTCTAGTTCTGCACGTTTTTGCACGTTAGCGGCTACGTCTGTGTAAAGATCGGGCGCGTCTTGTTGAACACGCGCTAGATATTCTGGCGATCCAATTTTCACTTTAGGATCGGCATGAATAGCAGCCAACGCATTGCGCTGCTGCATACCGCGTTGATATTCTTGCATCTTCAACGCATTTTGTTGGCGCTGTTGCTGCATCCCTTCAAGTTGCGCCATAGCAGCCATTTGGTTTATCGGCGATTCAATTTGAACCGGCCGAAAACCCATTGCAATAGACGGATCAATCTGCGCCATGATTAGCCTTTACTTAAAAACGCCGATTAAGGTTTTGGTGTTGGAGGCGACCAATAAGTAGTCGGGCCACTTACCGGCGTATATAAATCGCGCATTGCCATTTGATTGACAGCATTTTGTCTATACATATCCATTAAATTTTGGTTTTGATAGTAATTTAGCCCTTGACCTATCGCATTACTAAACGCGTTTGCCGTGCCCATGTACCCAGACGCTCTGGCGTTACCGGCACCAATCAAGTTAGCGCCAATGTTCTGCCCAAGCTGACCGTACGCCGACCCAATGTTGGCGCCTAAATTACCCGCCGCGTTTGTAAGCGCGTTAGTCGACGTTTGACCTACACCCGCTAAACTCTGCAAGGGGTTGAGGATGTTTGATCGTTCGGACTGAAAACGGTTAAATGCGTTTTGATATTCTTGCGACGCTAAGTCTTGCCCAAGTTCAGTAACACCACGCAATTGATTGCCCGACAGCAAACCGCCACGCGCAGCAGCAGTTCTTTCCACTGCTTCAAGACCTCTTTTTAACCTAAACGCCGCGCCGGGGTCAGCTTGATACTGCGCCATGTTAAAAGGTTGCAAGCCGTAACCGTACCCCGGCGCATTAGTCCTACCGCTAATACCTAACAGATCAGCCAGCCGGTTTTGCGCAGTAAGCCCAGTTTGCCGAAATGGCTCTTGCAGTTCAACCTGCCGGTTGAACATGCGCTCTTGCGCCTCAATACTTCTATCTGTCGCTGCCGTTTGCGCAGCAGACGCGGCTTCGGTAGCTTTTGCTTGCGTGCCTGCAGCTTTATTTGACGCTAACGCGCCTATTGCCGCGCCACCTATGGTCGCCGCCGCTATCCATCCAGCCATAACACTTCCCCTTCAATATCGTTAGTAAGCGCCAATCGTTTGCGCGCATCGCCTAGCCCACAGTCAGGCACCACGTACAAGCGATCTTCAAGCACTTCTAAATCTTGGCAGTCGTCAGGATTTTCGTAGACGTCTACCCAAACAACTTCGTCTTCAAACACCTGCCCTGCGCGTTGTTCACCAGCTTTAGCGTCAAATTCACAGGGCGCAGTCAATACAACTACTTCTGTCTCACGGTTTACCGCAATCGTGCCTTTTTCCAACCGCACGCGGTAATCTGTTTTGTGTGCCGCCCCGGTCAACACTGTCCACGGCGGCACTGTAATCTTTCGCTCATACACACCAGGCAAAAACGTGTGCGTTGTTACAATGTCGGTTTGCGGCATTTCAAGCAGCGCGTCTTGCAACGCAACAACTTTCTGCCGCATCAATTCTGGCGTGACTAGCGCCGTGCTGTCAGGGTTAAATATCTCAACCGCGTTCACACCACCACCCATCGAGAGCCGTTAGACACCGTCACCGTTACACCGTTTGATACTGATATGACGCCAGCCGACATGCCCGACGATCCTGCCGGGATAGTGTAGCTGGTGGCGATTGTCAGGCTGTTAACAAAAATGCCATTAGACGCTACAACATGCGAGGATGTTAATTCACCAGTACTTGGTTTGTACAGCAGTTTTGCGTTGCTGGTATAGATGGTCGACAGTGCGCCCGACGTCGCTGCAGCGAAAGTCGGATAGACGTTTGTGGACGTCGATGTGTCGTTTGTAATCGTTGCGCCCGAGCCTGTAGGCAACGCCCAGGTTGCTGTTGTGCCGTTCGAAGTCAGTACGTAGGTGTTTGCGCCAATCGGCAGGCGGGTAGAGCTATTCGCACCGTTGCCGATGATCAAGTCGCCCGTGCTGGTGACCGGCGACAAAGCATTAAATGCTGCGCTCGCGGTTGTCTGTCCGGTGCCACCGTTAGCGATCGGCAGCGTGCCAGTTACCTGCGTAGTCAGATCAACCCCGGTTAGGGTGCCACCCAGTGTCAGGCTGCCGCTGGACGTCACCGTGCCGGACAAACTAATGCCGTTGACTGTACCGGTGCCGGACACACTGGTGACCGTGCCAACGTACTGGTCGTTCGACGTGATAGTGAAATTAGGGTACGTGCCTGAGATGCTGGTCGTGCCAGCACCGGTCAACGACACTACCTGATCAGGCGCAGTGTTAGTAATGGTAAAACTTGGGTACGTGCCAGACGTACTGATGCCTGTACCGCCGGTCAGCGAGACGATCTGGTCTGGCGCGGAGTTGTTAATGGTGATGGCTGTCGATCCATCGTACGTTGTGCCTGCGCTGTACGAAATGCCAGTACCCGCCGTCAGGGCGTTGGCTACGCTGCCTGCCTGACCACTGATATTGCCAGTAATCTTGCTGCCCGCAAGCGAGGTAATCCACGTTGGGTCGGCGTACGATCCTGTCGTGTAGACGCCGTTTGTGACGGTGTTGGCGTTACCCGTGATGCTGATCGTCCAAGTGCCTGTAGCGTTCGTGCCGTCGGTTTGGGGGACATCTAGGTTGATGCGGGCGTTAGCCGCGTTGGCAGCGCCTGTACCGCCGTTGCTGACATTAAGTGCGCCGCCTAATGTAATCGTGCCCGACGTCGTTACGGGGCCGCCGGTAGCGGATAGACCAGTTGTGCCGCCAGAGACGTTGACGGACGTCACCGTACCGCTGCCGCCCCCTCCGCCGCCTTCATTGGCTTTATTTAGCAGGTTGAGGAAGAACCGATACCAATCCCGCGCAACAAACCCCGATCGCTCATCAATAATCTGCGATTGGATGCGGGGTATTTGCGGTTCGTTATCGCTAGGCATTGGTGCCCGACAAGCCTAGTTCGGCACCGACAATAGCTATCTTGACCGGGTCAGTGCCGGAGATTTCATACACGCGGTCGCGCAACTTTAACGTCATGCCCAACCGACGGCGGATGGCACGGGTGCCGTACGCCCCGATTTTACCGACAGACATCCAATGCTCGTTAGACCACGTATGGCCGCCGTCATCCGACCAGCGCAACATGACCTGCGGGTTGCTGCCTTGGCCAGTGTTCAGCCCAACGCCTGTCTGCATGTCAATTTGCAATGAATGCTGGGCGGTACGCTTTAGATTGTTCTGGCCGGTAGGCAGCGCCCGCCACGACCGCAACCACTTCTGGGCAAAGTCGCCGTCAGAATACTGATCCAAGTCGTAAGCGTAGATGTTGCCGTTTTCAAAATCGCCGACCACCACTTCTTCGCTGTAGAACATCTGGCAGTTGGCGCGGTGGCGGATAAACTGACCGTTTGCAAACCCGGCTCGCTCATGCCAAGCGCCAGTAGCCGCGTCGTAAACCCAAGTGGCTTGGGCAGACGGAAAAGTCAGCACGTAGAACGAATGGCCGTCTTGCTGATAGGTAAACGCAATTGCGTCTGAAATGACGTCGTAGCTCTGAATGGCATATTCAACCGCGTGGGTTGAGATGCGCTGGCCTGCATAGCCGTTAGCCCGAAACACAATGCCGTGGCCTCGAGCATCCGCCCCTAGCCAAAACAGTGAGTTATCCATTTTGGCAACGGAAAAAGTTGCCGCGCAACCAAATTCGTTGACCGCACCCTGAATACGCGCTAACGGAAAGCCTTCTAGGGCTGCGTCGTACCAGACTTCCACCGATTGAGTACCAAATAGCCACACCTCGCGGTGGTCGACAAACAACGACACCAAGTTGTCGGGCATACCTTCGGCGCTGGCAAATGACAGCGGGTCAATCTGCGTGCCGTCGAGCAGCTCGGACGTCCAAAAACGGTCTGAGTTGGGCTCTTGGAAAATAAAATAGCCGTCCAAATAGCCAACCGTTACCGCGCCGGGAAAATCAATGTCGGTAATCTGCGCCAGCTCTTCGCTGGCAGCATCGTAGATGTAACTTATTGGGTTAGTGGCGATAAACAACTGCGTACCGTTATCCACCATCGATACTTGACCTGTACCGGCAATCGGGCCGATCGGCTGTACGTTCCAAGTCGAATCGATCCTATACAGGCGGTTGCCTGACACGGCGTAGCCGTAGTCGCCATACGCCCACAGCCCGCGAATCGGGCCGGTGCCAACAGTGGCTAGCTTGCGCAGTCCTGGCGCGCGGTTTAGAAAGCCGCCGGTCTTGCCCTCGGGGGTAGGTAGCGGTTCAGGGTACAGATTGACCATGCGGCTATCCGCCGCATTAATGCTGCGGGCAACGTACGCTTGGCCAAGGATAGGCGTCTGCATAATTTAGTAGTTACCGGCATAGATGTTAAACCGCTGACGAGTAGCGACCAGCGAGTAAGGCATCGACATTACGTCGTCTGGGTTGTTGATGCGCTTTAGGTTACGCTTAGACGTCATCGCAATCCGAGTAACCTGCGGCATGGGCTCAACACCAAACTCGTTGGCAATTTCCATTGCTAGGTTGTACTTGAACGCACGCAGGTAGCCCGGCGGGAACGACAACACAGTGTTGAGTGTTGCCGGTTTATCTAGCTGCTGCACCGACACAAAATGCCACTCCAGCACACGCGTTGGCTTGGGGTAGATTGTCATGGTGATGTCTGGGAACGTGTTGTTCACAAACATGACCTGCGGGTAGGTGCTGGTGACCGTTTTGACCGCGATGCCGTTGTACTGCTGCTGGTTGATCAGCTTAATGCCGTAAGACACGTTGGTCTGCGGATCACGGAAGTACGTTGCATCGTCAATCAGAATAGGACGATTGCCGACGAAATCGCCGGTCGGGCCAAGGGTGCGGGTAATTAGATCCGGCGGCCAGTTGAACACCTGATCTTCGGTGCAAAACACAGCCAGACGCTCGGTATTCCACGAATCAATCATCTGATTCATGGCGTTTAGCGCATCTTGAGCAGCCTGCGGTGATGGCTCTTCACCTTCAGCCAGTTGGCCAATCAGCCGAAGCGCTGCCTTAATCTGGTCAAAGGCGGTTGCCATTCAAGCTCCTTATTCTGCCGCTGCTACCTCTACAGGCGGGCGGCTACGACGACGTTTGACATCCAGCGCATTGGCTGGCGCCGCTACTTCGGGAGCCGAAGGCGTGTCGGGATTATAGCGTTCCCAGCCGTTTTGTTCATCAAATTCAGCCTCCATTTCCATGTTGGCGATTTTGAAGCCGTGAACGGGGTGCTGTAGATAAATAATAGGCATAGGGTAGACGGGGCCGAAGCCCCGTGGTTTTACAGTACGTGGATTACTGCAAAGTTAATGACAACCGCCTCAGACAACGAACCGCCGGAAAGGTTGCGCAATGTGATTGTGCAGCTTCCGGTAGATTTGCCAGAAATCCAGCAGTTGTACGCACCAGCAGTAGCACCGGCTGCAACGCTCAAGACCACAATGTCTTTAGCGGTGATAGTGCTGTTAGTCAACGTAAACGAGACGTTTGTGGCGTTAGCCAAAGCGGCGTCGTTCATAGTAATTTGACCAGCAGACTTGTTCAAGGTCACGCCAGTCGATTTGCTAGTTGCTTGAGTTACGGTGCCGCTTGCTTCTGCGGTGTAGCCCAACTCACCACCAGACATCACCGAGTCAGACCCGATGATGTTCTGATCTTCGTAGGCCACGCCGATCGGTTTGGTATTGGATGACATGGTGGTTCCTTTAGAAACGGGGGCCGAAGCCCCCAGAGTTTTTAGCCGATGCGATACAGAGTCCAAGTACCCACGCCGCTCTTACGAGCGCGGAAGATTTGGGCTGTGCCTGCAGTCGCAACAACAGTCATCAAACCTACGAGCGTCCAACCGGTGTTGGTCACCAGTGTGATAACGCCCGAGCTAGAACCGTC